AGAAGCCGCAGTAGATTTTAGTGGCGTTGTTCCGGATATGCCTGACGTTATGCCGGAAAGTGAGGCGGAAGCTCGTGACAATGCTAGAAGGGCAGCGGAAGCTGCTGCTGCAACGGAAGCAGCAGGTGGGCAGCGTCCAATCCCAACAGAAGACGAAACAGATTATTTGGAAAAATACGTTCCAGAAAATCTGGACGAAGGTGACACTCTTGAAATGGGCCTGACAGAAAAGGAAAGAGTCATTGCCGCCGTCAATTCAAATGACAAAGATTTCCAGCAGGGCGAATTAAAACGTCTGATGGCGGAGTTTACGGAAAACGCCCCGCAGTATGAAGGCATGAGCAGAGGCCTTGCAATTGCAAAGATTGGATTTGCAATGGCTGCTGGGAAAAGCCCTAACGCTATATCAAACATTGCATCTGCACTTGAGCAAGGTGCAGACATGTTTATTAAGGACAAGAAAGACCGAGACGCGTTTAACCGTCAGGTTAGTTTGTCTGCCTTACAGTATGGCTTAGGTGAGATTAGTAAAGAAAAAGCGCAAGCACGAACAGATGCCCGTACTTTCCGTGAAGTTGTTCCAACTAAAGACGGTTCATTTACACTTCAAAACGGCGATGTTGTTAAGTATAAAGAAGGCGAAACAGTTTCTGTCCCAATGACGGAGATTGTGGCTAACAATGGACGACTACCAGAAGGCTTATCAGGACAAAACGTCGAAGTTTATTTAAAGAATGAAGCTGCAGCACTTGAAAAGCAGAAAGCAGTTAACGCTGCTCTTGTAAAAGCTCGGGAAGAATTAATTATTGACGACAAGCGACAGTCAGAACTTCAAAAAGAATATGCCGGTTACGTTGATCAGTTTATTCAAGCTGAGGTTGGTACTAAGTTCATGACAGAAGCTTTGTTAGAACTTGATCAAAACGGCCAGTACATTATGGGTCTTTCTGGTAGCGGAGCTACCTTGTTAAACAGGGTTAGTAATTCCTTGGGGGTTGACCTCGGGGCTAAATTTGAGAGCAAAGACCAATTAGAAAAGAAAGTACGATTAGGTTTCCAAAGCTTAATTAAAAGTTACTTTACAGGTAGTCAATCAGCAAACTCGATTTCAAACTTTGATGTTACCAGCTTGGCTGATGCATATATTGACGGAGCGTTTATTCAAAATGCCGACGGGACACTTAGCCTAGCAACCAAGGACCCTGACGTAATCTTTGACTCTTTACAGAATGTTCTTCAACAATTCCAGAGAGATCAACAATCTTCTCTTTCAAAAATGAATGGAATTGAAGATCGATTGGTTACACGCATTCTTCCTGGAATGGGAACTCCATCTAAACCTTTTTCTAGTGGGACAGCGGCATCATTAATATCAAGACAACAAACTAGATTAGACCCATATTTGGGAACAGAAAAGGCAAGAAGCCAAAGAAGCCCGTTTGCAGTCCGTGTTGAAGCGAAAGAAACAGATGGCGGAAGATTAAGATACCGGTTATCACAGGGGTAGGTAGTTATGGGTGAAATCATACTGGAAACACCTCAAGGCGAAGTTATTGTAGAAATAGCCGGAGATGAGCCTACCGAACAAGAACTTCAAGCAATTTCACAGAGTTTTGGGTCACAATCTGGTGCCTCAACACCAGCGGCTAGTATTGATTTTGCAACAGCTACTCGTGATGAAATACGGGAATATGCAAATACTCTCCGATCACAAGGAGTAAACCCTGCAACGGGGGCTCCTCTTTCTCAAGAAGAATTTGTAAATTCGTACAAAGAACCGGGAGTAGATTACACCTCTGGAGTTGATGGAGTAAAAGGATTTTCACGCTTTACCTTTGGCAGTCTTGAAAAACCCGAAGAAAAAAAGGCGTATTTAAACGATGTTGTTGGGCAAGAAGGTTATAGAGAAGACGCGCTTGGTCGATTGATTCTTACTGGGCAAGGCCGTCAAAAACTTGGAATGGGCGAAGGCCCCGACGTTGCTTTTGATGAAGAAGGTTTAACTGTTAGCGATGTTAAAGACTTCATAGGTGCCGCTGGACTTCCTATTGCTGCCGGAGTTGGCACGGCATTAATGACTTCTGGAGTAGGTTTTGTTCCGGGGGCTTTATTGGTCGGTGGAGCTTCGATGCTTGGTAAAGCATTGGATGAAGGCATTGAATATGTCAGGGGCTATCAAAGACAATCTGCGTCAGATATAGCTTTTGATGTAGCTGCGGAAGGTGTTTACTCTTTGTTTGGTGATGTAGCTGGACGAGGTATTTCCAAAGTCATAGGTAGAGCAGTTAAAGGTCCAGGTGGGGAAGCCGCTGAAGCACAAAGAGCAGCAGGGCGCGGGATGATTGAAAGAGATCTAAGACCAGTAATTGGAGGTGCAACCTCTGAAGGTTTTCGTCCAATTCTTAACCGTATTCAAGCGATTTATGAAGGGGTATTTCCTAATGAAGCCGCTGCAAAGCAGAATTTAGATATTCTTTTAAACGAGCTTCGTGGGATGGCTGGTGTCGTAAACATCTCTGAAGATGCAATTAAAAATCTTGGTGTTGCTGCTCGTAGAAAGATTGACGAACGGTATGCATCGGAAAGCAACTTGTTAGCTGGTTTACAAAAACAAGTAGACCAAGACATAGAAAAAGAAATTGGGGCGATAATTGCACCCTTGCAGAAGGGGCTTGCTCCAACAGAAGACATTTTTAAGCGGGTTAACGTAGCGAAAGAAAATTTTGAAGACACGGTGGACCGTCTTTACACCAAAGTCTCAAAGAACCTTGGCGATGCTCGATTCATTCCTGTTTCAGGAATACGAAAAGCTTTTGATGATGTTGTTGAAAATGATCCGATAGCCGGTCAAGTCTTGAAAGACCATGAGCTTAATAAGTACATCTCAGATCTTGAGGGCAAAGGCGGAGCAACAATTAAAGAAATAACAAATTTACGCAAAGCTTTATTTAGGGTTATAAGAAACCCTGAGATTATTGCTGGAATTGATGGCAAAGCTCTTCAAGGAATAACGTCTGCTGTGTCCAACTCGGTCAGGGACATTGAGGGTACTTTAGCCAAACTTGTTGAAGTGGATAACGCTCCCGAAGCTGCAAAAGAAGAACTAATCAAGTCGTTTGGTCTAAACATTGACGATGAAATGGCGGAGCTGTTAGTAGGATTAGATAAAAAAATTCTTTCAGACAGTTTAGGTACGTTGCGTCGCACAAACAAATTGTACGGTGCAGGTAACAAGCGTTTTAACAACGGCCTCGTTAGAACTATTCTTAACGAAGTTAATAGTAAGAATGGAAAACTAAGCACAGACTTTGTTTACAACAGCCTGATTAAAGACGGGGATGCTAGGTCTGTAGACATGTTAATGAAGGCCGTCCGCGGAACCCCGGAAGTTGCTTTAACAGATGTTGGTGCTAGTCAACGACTGCTAGACTCTCAAATGATTCAAGGCAAAAGCGTCAGGAAAGCGTTAGAAGAAGTTGCAAATTTACCAAAAGACAATCAGTACCGTAGATTTGTTGAGAAAGAGGCTTTGCGGATTGAAAAAGAAGTTCTTGAAAAACAAACTTCTTTAGGTAAAGGCGCTGAAATTGCTGAAGTTCTTAGACAAAAATTGCTGTCCAGATTTATTACTGATGCGGTTACTAATTCAAAAAACATTAGCTCTTTGACAGGCTTAGAAGCAGTTGATGGGAAAGCACTTGCTGCTCAGTTAACTTCTAAAGGCGAAGCAATTGACCGTCTTCTTGGCCCGCAGAAACAACAGTTTGATGACATGGTTGAGGCATTGAGCCGATCCAATGTTGAAGTTGCTCCTGACGTTCTTGATGGAATTACTAAAGGCGATCTTTTGTCCTCCATTCGAGGAATGAAAGATCTGGAAAAAACAAAACAGGTCTTAGCCAAGGATCAAATCCGTAGGAAACTAGCGTCTGGAGACATTGATCAGATCACAGACACTTTGCTAAAAGCCCCTGGAGCTGCGCGAGTCGCTAAAGACATTCTGGGTGACGAAGTTTTTGAGCAAGCTAAAGACGCTTCAATGGGCCGGATTATTCAACAGATTGGCGGAACCGTAAATAAGGATGGTCAGATTGAGCTGGCTGGAGATTTTTTCCAAGAGTTCGCGTCTGGGCGTTTAGGCAAGAAACTAAACAAGGTTCTTAACGGCTACGGCCAAGAGCATATCGATGGGTTGTTTGGAAAAGATACTTTCCGGTCTTTGATCTCTATTTCCGAAGATATGATTTCAGCCTCAAATGCAGCAATTGCTGGTAAAGGCGGCCTTGCGGCTCCAACAATTGCCGCCGGTTTAGGGTTCATGGCTTACTTAGTTAATCCAATTGCCGCTGCAACAACTGCTGCAGGATATTTAATAGCTTCACGCGCTTTGCGTAATCCAAAAGTTCTTAAAGCAATGATGGCTTCTCGCAAGAAAAACAAAGTGTCTGAATTCTTCGCAGGTAAATTGAAATCAGGCGACCCTGTTGGACAAGGTTGGCAGGCTGCGTGGCAACTAGCAACTCTTGGTACTGGAGCCACGATCCGAGGCTCTAGTGTGCAAGGAGCCGAAGAAATGGCTCCTTCAATAGAGATGGCTAGACAACAAGCGGAAGCAAGATCTAGACAAGCGCAACAACAGTTGCCTACACCAGATCAAATACTTCCCGCGGTTCAGTCCGGGTTACAAAACCTAAACCCGTTTGGGCAAGCACCACAGCAACCGTCTAACCTAGCAACATCGCCGATTGTTAATCCGAACCCAACAACACAGGCGTTGGCGCAATCTTTACAACAACGGAGTCAGTAATGGATAGAGAAAGATTAGCAGCGCAACTTCGTTTACACGAAGGCGTAGAACATAAACCATATAAGTGCACCGCCGGATACTTAACCATCGGCGTAGGCCGCAACATTGAAGAGCGTGGCTTATCGGATGATGAGATCGATTATATTCTTAACAACGATGTTGATATTGCTGCTAGTGAGCTTGCTAGTACATTTGATTGGTTTGCTGGTCTTGATGATGTCCGCATGCGCGTCGTGGTTGATATGGTGTTTAACCTCGGTATGCCGCGGTTTAAACAATTTCAGAATATGCTTGCTGCCATCGAGGCGCAAGATTGGCCGGAGGCCGCCGCCCAAATGATGGACTCGCGTTGGGCGAAACAAGTAGGAGCGCGAGCGGAACGCCTCCGTGACATGATGGAGACAGGTGAGGACTCATCTGACTTTTAAAAATGAAAGAAATCGAAGCGGGGCGGATAGGTGAGGTTATCTGTCTGCTCCGTCTTGCCAAGATGGGCATACAATCTGAGATCGTGAACCTCGGAACTTCAGACATTATTTCTTTTGCGTATGACTATACTTGGCGAATACAGGTCAAAGGCAGTCAGCTCAAAGGAAATAAAGGTACAAAGGACAGACATAGTCCAGGCTATCAGTTCTGTGTGTCTAAGGGCCTCAGCCCTAAAAAACCCCTGACACAAGAAGACTGTGACATTGTCGCGTTAGTTGCAGTTCCACAAGAACGGGTACTATTTGTCCCCGTTTCTAGTTTTAAAGAAGTAAAAACCAAACGGCTCAAACCGCTTGATTTCTTGGAAAAAGAACTAGAGTGGAACAGTTGGGTGGAGTGCATGTCCCATTATGGGATCAACCCACCTCGCCCCAGTTGGCTCCCAATTCCTGATCAACTTTTGAAGGTACTTCCAGATCAACACACGTCTCCATAATCTCCTTGATTCGTGCAGCTTGGTCCTCGGAACTGATGCTAAAGCACAGTTCGTCGTGTACCGTCAGTAGAGGAATCAACCCTTCCTTATAGCACTCGACCATCGCTTTCTTAGTTTGATCTGCAGCGGACCCCTGGATCAGTCGATTCAATGCTTTGTATGTAAACGCTCGGCGAATGCCTGGGCCATACTCCTTGATCGCTTCTTCGTGTGGCAATGCTTTGTTGTAACCAAAGCTATTCGGTTCCCACAAATCAAACCGGCACTTACGTCCTAACAATGTTCTAACCTGTCCGTGCCGTGCAGCCTTGGATGCTACCGAGTCTGCGAGTCCTTTAACAAAGGGGACTTTACTATGATAAGTATCCAGTAACGCCTTTGCTTCGCCTTTTGTGATGTCGAGCGTGTTTGCCAACTTACCTTGACCCATTCCATACATGATCCCCAGGTTGACTGTTTTTGCTTCTTTACGGCTGATCCCTGCCATATCCGCCATCATCTGATGGAAATCTACGTCACTTTCCCTGTAAGCAGCAACAATTTCGTTAATTCCTAACATCTCATACTGAGACACCTGATTAAGCATTGAACAGTAATGGACAAGCAGCCGAGGTTCCTGCGACGAGTAGTCAAATGACCCCCACTTCTCCCCTTCTTCTGGGACGAATAGACCGCGAATCATTCCTTTGATCTCTTTGTCTCGTGCAGGGATTTGTTGCAGGTTTGGGTTACTGGAGCTAAAACGTCCCGTAACTGTCCCACCATCATCCGAACGTAACTGATTGAATTCACAATGAATTCTGCCATTGTGCTCGTATCGAAGAATGGAGTCGATAAAGGTGGTGTTAGCTTTGTTCAGTTCTCTAAGCTTGAGAATCTTCCCAGCGACCTCATGCGGACAAGCTTGCAGGAACGCTTTTGTAATAGACGGCTGCTTCGTGTTCTCCGTCGTTGGGCAATCAAGTCCGTAATGGCCCAGGACTGCGGCCACGCTTGTTGCCACCCAAGGTTCGACCACAATCCCGGTATCCCGCTTGATCTCATCAGTGATCTCCTTTTCCCGCTTCGCTAAAACCTTTTTGGTTTGATCTGCTTTATCTAAGTCTACGCGAACGCCACGAGAACGCATCTCTAATAGTAACGGAATTAAACTGGACTCAAGCTCAAATACACTTGTGAGTGAGTTCTTTTCTATCTCGGACCATAACCGGTCCCAAAGTTTGAGAGTCAGTGCAGCATCTTGTTCTGCATATGCCCCCACATACTTCGCAGGGAGTCGCCACATGTCTGCTTTTGGATCAATGCCCCAGTCTTTTGCTGCAAGGCGCAAGGTCCGTTCGCTTTTAGTCGAGCCAAGGTAGTCATAACCTAACGAATTAAGTGCATATGTGTAGCGGTTTTCGTCTAACAGAGGCGCAGCAATCATGGTATCGACTACCGGTCCTTGGACCTTGATCCCTTCGTGTAATAGCCAACCTAAATCGTAAGTCGCATTATGAAAAACTTTGGTAATGTGTGGAGTCTCAACCTGCTTCTTGAGCCACTTGAGTGTCATGTTGGGGGCCATGTTACCGCCGCCTTCATGACGAATCG